CCATCTGGTACCTATGAAAAAAAAGCCGAGGACCACCCGAAGGCAGTCCCCGGCGTCAGGGGTTAGATTAGGCGACCTTCAGTTCGAAGGCGGCTTCCGGGCGCAGGATACCGTGACCCACGGCATACTTCGCCAGCATCAGGGTGGCCTGACGGCGCATGTCCCATTCGCTTTCGGTCTTCATGTCCAGCAGCTTGACGGTACCAACGGCCCACGGGTGGAACGCGACGGCAGCAGTGTTCACGAAGGAAGCACGGTACTGCGACGGAATGCCCGTGTTGGCCGAGTCGTCCGAACCCGGCAGCTTGGTCGTCTTCAGCAGCGTCACGCCGCCGACAGTCATGATCTTACCGTCAGCATACGAACCGTTGCCACCCCACAGGGTGTTGATCAGGTCGGTCTTCTGAGCAGCGAGGTAGTACTGCGCGGGCTTGATCGCAATGTAACGCTCCGACTCAGGGATACCCTTTTCGTCGAAGTTCTGAGCAGCAGCGAAGATGCCGCCAGCCAGAACGGCAGCGTCGGTGCGGTAAGCAGCGTTGGTGGCCGAGCCACCGCCGTCTTCACCCGTCACGGTCGCGGAAGCGCGGGCAGCGAGGACGAAGTTGCGGAGGACGTTGCGGTCGTAGTGGTCAGCCAGAGCTTCGCCAAGCTGGCGCGAGTACTCCGAGCGGACATCGTAGTGGTTCTTCAGTTCGTCGATCTCAGCGACGTACACCGACGCCAGCAGGAGGTCGTCGATGGTGATGACGCGCTCGTTCTGCTTGATCGGGGTGCCGACGATTTCGGTGCCGGGGGTGTGGTAGCCCGCCGAGGTCTTGCCGATGGCCGGGAACTGAGCCGACTTGCCGCCCGAGATGGTGCGGACGCGGTGCTTGTCGCCCATGACGTTGGCAAGGTTGAAAGCGCCCATGACTTCGCCGCCGAACAGCTTGAGCCACAGGGCATCGGTCGCGCCAGCGCCGTTGGCCTGACCGATCCGAGAGAGAGTTGCATCTGCCATTTTATACTCCGTGTGATTAGCAGAGGGTTGGAACCTCTGAACTGATCCACACGCTCACAGCGAGATTGTCCCTTGGCTCTCCCCTCGGGGATTGCGGGCGGGGTCAAGGTTCGCGGTTGGTAGTTCTGAGTCACCGCCGATAAGGCAAGTGTGACCGATCACGGAGTTGGATATGAGAAAACCCCCCGGCCCGAAGACCGAGGGGAGCCACTGGGCGCACCATGTGGCGGGTCGCAATAGTAACCATCCGGGGTGCGCCGAGTCCCCATACGGTGAACTTACTACCTGTCGGGATAATCCCTGTAGCGGCGTGGACGGTCTTCTTAGAACTTAACGGTCTTGATCGGCCCACTGGAATGAATGTCCAGCTTCGTTGCGATCTTGACTGCTTCCTGTGCCGTGGCCCCTGCGTACATCGCAGCGAGGGCATAACCAGCACCGGAGCCGATGGCGATGAACTTCTGCTTCATCTTGGGAAGGAACGCACCGTTCTCAACCTCAATGACTTCCCCCTTGGGAAGCACGACGATACCAGAGTATTCACCTTCGGGCAGTTCCCCATCATCCGGGGAGTTGACCCAATCGAAGAAAGCGCCACAAGCGGCGACGGAGCCAGCGCCTCCATAGAGGACGCCAGCTTTCGTCTTGCCAATCTTGAGGGCATTGCCGGGGACGCGCATGGACCCGAGGGTCACTTGAGAGTCCGCAGCGAGGACACCATCACGGTAGGCGATTGTCGTCATCAGAAGATGTTCGACTTTGCCAGCCGTGCTTCCACGTCAGCGCGGAAGGCGGGGTCTTCACGATACTTGGGGTTCTGGATGTCCGAGAGGAACTCAGCCTGACTACGATAGCCAGAGGTTCCAACGGGACCATTGCCACCCGACACAAGCTGCGGAACCGTGGAGTTGTTACCACGGTAGTCAGCGGCGAGAGCCTGAACGGCCAGACGCATCTTCGCAGGATCACCCGAGTTGACACCTTCGTTGTATGCACGAAGCTGATCGGGGGTCCACGATGAACGCGCCCACGTCACCATGTCAGCGAAAGCCTGATCACCACCAACCGACTTCTTAAGGTCGGTCACGATGGACGTGGCTTCACCAGACTTGAGACGAATGTAGTCATCCACCAGTTCGCGGGGGAAGCCAGCCTTCGTGAGCTTCTCATAGCTCTCGTCGGACAGGGTTCCTTTCTCCGTCCACTCCTGCGTCAGGGCATCCATGTCCAACTGAGCGGACTCGACCGCAGCAGCGGCCTGTTCGTCGATGGTCAGGGAGTCCTGCTTCGGAGCCTCGCCCTCGGTGTTCTGAGTCGGGGCGGGGGTGACCGGAGCTTCCGGTGCCTTCGGCTGACCGAGACGTTTCTCAAGTTCCGAGTAAGCCTTTGCGAGGTCTTCGGGGGACTTGAACTTCTCGGGGAGCCACTCCGGTCGGGAGGTATCCGTCACCACAGGGGCGTCGGGTCCGGTCGGAGGGGTCGTGAAGGTTGCGCTCTGGTAGTCTGACATTAGTACGTCTCGATGATGGTGCCGTCTGCCAGCACTTCGCGGCGGCGAACACGCTGGTCAATCGGCTGCTTGTCCTTGACGGACGGGGGCAGATCATCAACCAACACACCGGGGCGCGAGAGGTTGATCTTCTTGGATTTCGGGGCAGGAGCTTCGGTCACTTCGACCGGGGCTTCATCACTGGGGGACATTCTGTTGTTGATCCATTCCAGCCTTGGCAAGGTTACCCATCTGGTTCACAGCATTGGGGCCAAGGCGATTTACCATTTCCATCATCTGGGCTTGCTGTTGCTGCGCGTCGAGTTCCTCCTGAGAAACCAGAAGACCGTCGAGTTCGATACCCAGACCCAACGCACGGCGGGCCAGATATTCTTCGACGTTCACTCGCTGCATCACTTGGGGACCAAGCATCTGCACAGCACCGGACAGCCAAGTGTCCAGCTTCTGCAAGTCATGCCCACGGCCAAGGGCTTCAAGGCCCGTGACGATGATGGGGTTAATCCCTTTCGGGAGCTTGGGCAGCTTCCATTCCTGATTGGAGGTTCGCGTCAGAACGGCCAGCCCTGCCTTGAGGAAGGGAACTTGGAAGTCCTGTGACAGAACCGAGTAGGTACCACCAAGGGCATCTTCGAGTTCACGGGCCATGTACCGAATTTCTTCGGCAGTGACACGCTCACCGGGACGCTGGATGGCGGTGTTCAGGAGGAAGGCGAAAGCGAGACGCTGTTCAAGGGTCTTGATTGCCTCAAAGGCAACCCGGAGGTCAGCCCACTTCTCGAATTGGAGGAGGCCCACGTCTTCCATAGACCCCGTGATCACGTCGCCCGTCTCTGCTTCTGCGACCTTACGGGCGCTGGTCACCCCACCGGGGCGAACAAAGACAACGGCTTTAGAAACGATGGCTGCGGAGTTGACGACAGCCTTGGTCAGACCTTCGAGGGACTTGAGGTCACCGTAGTATTCCTCAACGTAGCTCCGACCGTAATCCTCACCGGACACCTTGGTGAACCGGAGGGCAAGGAAGGGGCATTCGTCTTCAAGGTACGATCCCTTCGAGGAGGGAATGACCTTTCCGTCGATCTCTTGGTAGACCTCGTACTTCTTTCCGATGTACTGAACGTGAGTGTACAGGTACTTCTCGGACTTGATCTGAGGGGCTTGGTTGGGACTCGGGTTGGTGACCTGTGCCTGTACTTCAGGGGGAAGGTCATCATAGTCCACGGGTTCCTTGATGACGATCTCTAGGACATCACCGGAGGGATCACGGCGGACAACATACTTGTCGAGCCGGAAGTTCTTGATGCCGTCCGCTTCGTCAACGACGCAGAGGACGTTACCACCGACGATGAGATGCTTGAGAGCTTCGTTCACGTCGGGGCGAATTGCGACCCCCTCAGTCCATGCCATGAACCGCTTTTCGATCTTCGCCAAGCCCTTGTCGATTTCGGTGCGAACAGACTTGAACTGGTCACCAGACATGGCTTGAAGCTGATCCATCTCATTCTCTGAGAGGTTCATCTTGAAGAACGGAGAGTTCGGAGGGAGGAGGGAGAGAAGCAGTTTGGAAGAGAGGTTGTTGACACCACGCGCACCGAGGCCCTGATAGGGAGTCTCGAAGACGGTGGTTTCAGTCGCGCCTAGCGAGGGAAAGAGGTGAGGCAAGGTAAGTGCTGAACACTTCCTTGCTCTCTCCAGATAGGCGTTCCTCTTCGGCTCCAAGGCTGCGTAGCGGGAAGCTGCGTTGCCGGATGCCATACTGTTATCAGATGTTCAGACCGCTGCCACCTTGAGGGGCAGTCAAGTCAATGCGAAGTGCGCTGGTGCCACGCTTCTTGCGGATACCCATGTTGTCCACCTTGGCTGCTTCGTTGAGCTTCGGCGCGGGGGCCTTGTCAACAGTGGGAACCAGAGGCGGAAGGGCCGGGGGAGCGGGCGGCTTCGGCGTCTTCATGCACATTTCATTCTTCCTTCTGTTGCTCGGAGATTGCACGGAGGTGTTCGATGACCTCCTGCTGACCAATCAACGACCCGAGCTTTCTTTCATCGGTATTCAGGGGAGGAAGACGGTTAGGGAAAACCTGTTGGAGATACTCAACGAGGACTTCATCCACCCTTGGAGGTGTTAGGAAAACCTTCATTGGTTCAGTCTCCGGTTAAGGAGGCCGTAAATCAAAGGACCGTCTCTCCCTGTAGCTGGTTGATCCTCATCTCGGCGTACCGAATGACCTTCTGAAGGTCGATGATCTCGCTCTCCACCTCGTCCTTTCCGGGGTACAGCTTGTGTCCAGCACGGCTGGCGTATTTGACGATGTTCCCACGCCAGAACTCAAAGCCGTTCCGCATGATGAAGGTGACGGGTTCGATCAGGTATCGGGCGTAGTGGGAGGGACGGACGACAACTTCCTCCATCTCCATTACCATTCCTCCAAAGCTGCCTTGGTGTCCTCGTATCCACCAACGTGTTCACCGTTGATGTACACTTGAGGAACCGTTGTTAACCCATTGGAAATCAAGAACTCTTTCACTGGCGCTACGTCAATTTCCTTGAACGTGTGACCCTTGGACGTGAGGAGTTCCTTCACCCTGTCGCACCACGGACAGGTCTTCGATGTGACGACGACGTAGTGGGCCATGTGTCAGCGCCCCATTTCCTCAATGGTCCACTTGACAACAACCATTGCCGTACCAACACCGATGATGGTGAGGGACACCAGCCCCACGGCTGCACAAATCGAGAGTAGGGTATCCATTAGTGATCACCTTCCTTGTGAAACGCTTCGATCCAGAGGCGGCAGAGGTCAGACCGAACGATGTCTTCGATCTGGAACTCCACGATGGGGACCGGGAGCATGTACTTCTTGACCATGTGGATCGCAGTCTTGAGGCCGCTGCGTTCCTTGAGGTCGGACTGACTGATGTCCCCGTTCATGATGACGGTGCAGTCTTCACCGACACGGGTCAGGAACATCTTCATCTCCTGCGGGGTGGTGTTCTGCGCCTCGTCGAGGATCACCAGAGCGTTCTCGAAGGAACGCCCGCGCATTGTCTCGAAGGGAATGACTTCGATGTTCCCATTCCGCATGGCGGTTTCGATGACGCCGGGGTCCAGATGCCGACGCAGAACGTCCACGATGGGAGCCAACCACGGCTCCATCTTCTCGTTGAGGGTGCCGGGAAAGAAACCGATGCTGCGACCAGCGGCCACGTTGGGGCGGGTGATGATGATCTTGTCGATCTTCTTGGCGAGATACAACTGTGCAGCAAAGGTCGCTGCAACGTAGGTCTTGCCAGTACCAGCCGGACCCATCACGATAACCTGTGATGCTTCCTTGAGGGCGCGGATGTAATCTGCCTGACGGGGCGTCTTGGGCAGCAACTCCACACGGGGCTGCGTGGTGTCGTGCTTAGTCGGTCTGCGTTTCACGGCGCGGGGTGCCACAGG